ATCTTAGAGGACTTCTCTCTCAAAAAGTTAATTATCAATCACAGTCAGACTTTCTTACCTTTGTCAGACTAATGGCTCCTTCTCTTGTATCTAACTTTGAGATGGGTAGTCATATAAAAGTTATATCTAATAAATTAAAAGAACTAGAAGAAGGTACAATTAAGAGGTTGATGGTCTTTCTTCCTCCTCGTTCCTCCAAATCAGTTATATGTTCAAAGCTTTTCCCTGCATGGTATATAGGCAGACACCCTGAACATGAGATATTAACTGTATCTCACAGTGATCAGCTATCATCTGACTTTGGTAGGTCTGTTAGAGATGTAGTTAATACAGAAGAATTCGGCAAAATCTTCACTGGAGTACAATTAAGGAGTGATGTTAGGGCAGCAGGGAAGTGGAAGACCAATCAGGGAGGAACTTATTATGCGGCTGGAGTCAGATCTCAGATAGCAGGTCGAGGAGCGCATGTAGCTATACTTGATGATGTAATGTCTGAGGAGGATGCCTTCTCTGATGCAGGTAGAAGGTACATAAAAGAGTGGTATCCAGCAGGACTTAGGACACGTATTATGCCTAATGGGGCTATTGTCATAATAAATACCAGATTTCACTATGATGATCTCTGTGGATGGCTTCTTAAACAACAGGAAGACATGAGCGAGTACGAAACAATCCCTTGGGAAGTCATAAAGATCCCTGCATGGCTGGATGAAGAAGCAGCAGACCTCCTAGACCTCCCCTTGGGAGGGAGTTATTTTCCTGAATGGAAGCCTGAACACATACTACGTATAGATGAGAACGAAATCAAGGCTAGTAATGGAAGCCGATACTGGAATTCTCTCTATATGCAAGATCCTACTCCTGAAGAAGGAGGATTAATCAAGAAAAAGTGGCTACAATCATGGGATGAAGAAGATCCTCCCAGTTGTGACTTCGTTATACAGACATATGATACCGCTTTCTCTACCAGAACTACGGCAGATTTCAGTGTTATCCAGACATGGGGCATATTTTACCTATATGACCATGATGAAAGAGGATATGAGAGTTATGCTCCCAATCTTATCCTATTAGGCAACATAAAAGGACGCTTTGAGTACCCTGAACTCAGGAAACTGGCACAAAAACTCTATAATGAACACAGACCTGATGTCTGTATGATAGAAAAGAAGGCATCTGGTCAATCTCTCATACAGGATATGCGAAGAGCAGGACTACCTGTTATGGAATATAACCCTGATAGAGATAAAGTAGCCAGAGTTTATGCTGCTTCTCCTATTATGGAAGCAGGTAGGCTATGGATACCTCAAGGTAAGAAGTGGTCAGAAGATCTCATAGAAGAACTTATCAGATTTCCTAATGCAGCACATGATGATCAGGTAGATGCTCTAACAATGGCTGTACACTACATGAAAGAGTCATGGCATCTAACACATCCTGATGATCCAGAAGATGAAGACGAACCTTCTGAACAAAAGAGTACGTACTGGACGTTCTGATTTGGGAAAAGATTAATATTATGCTATAATAAAGTAGGGATTAAGAGAGGAATTATTATGCACAAATCAAAAAATTATGATATGGCTACTGAAGTAGCAATGGATAAGCTGATGCCCAAGCCTATTCAAATTACAATCTCCATGCAAGGTGGAGGTGGACTAAGAGGCTTAGGAGAAAGACCTGTTAGCAGTGTATATGGCAGACCTATACCTAGAACTATCTATAGAGCCACTGGTGGTGGTGATTTAGGAGAATGGGAAGGAGCAGATATTGTTGGAGGAGGACAAGAAGGAGGTTTCAGTGAGTCTACTGATTGGTGGCATGATCCGGGTTATGGGACAGAGGCAGATGTTTATGTTCCTAAGAAACCTAAAGTAGATCATACAAGTTTACAAGATGCTCCCCCTTCTTCCTTCCCCGGAAAAGTTGCACCTACCCAAGACGAATTAATAGATATGAATTTAGGAAGAGGTCGTACTGGATTGACTATGAGAGGAATTCTAATCTATTTTGGAGGTCCTTATAATACTGAAGAAAAAGAAAAAAATGTAACTAGTCCATTTGAAGATTTAGGAACCATAAACCCTATAACTAATACATGGGTACAAAAGGGAGATCCAGTTCTTGAATGGATGAGAGATCAAGGTCTTGGAGTTGGTAAATCAGGAGGAACTTTACCTAGTGAGATGAGATCAGCTATATCAGATAAATTAATTATTGATGAATGGAGAAGAGATAGAAAAAATAAGGAAGTTCCTTTAGCTACAGGCGGTGGTCTTTCCAGTGTAAAGAAATCTATCAACATAAATGGACAGCCTCATAAACTAGCATGGATTAGACCAGATGAAGCTTCTGCTCTAAAGGCTATGGGTGGTAGTGGTCGTAAAGTAGGTGGTGTACCTGCTTATTTCTTTTTTGATCAAGGTGGTTCTCCAGAAGTTACAGGAGGAGGAGATCCTGAAGCAGGAGTAGATTGGGCTTCGGATGTAGTTACTTATACAGATATGACTCAAGATCCCGGTGCTAGAGGAGATGTTGTTGAAGATTTTACTACTACTACTACTACTGATAAGACTTCTGATGATACTATGGATTATACAGGTGCAGATATAGTAGCAGGAGGAGATAAACAAAGATTACGAAAAGAAATTGCACGAGATGACGAGGGACCAACAGATATAAGAAAAGGAATTTTAGGACTCTATGGAGATCGTATGACTAGAGGAGAAGCTTTAGAAGGAGCTAAAAGATCAGCCTTTACTACATGGAGAAATACAGTAGGAAAATATTCTCGTGATACTGCTAAAGATTATGATGCATGGTTTGCTGCTCAAGATCCTAATGCATTAATAGCTGGTTATAAGATTGGAGATCCAGTAGGAATGGCTATGCAATCTTCTTTTGATATTGTAAACAAACAATTAAAAAAGAGATTTGAAGAAAGAGCATCACAGAAGTCTGAGTATACTGGCGAGGAACTAACAAGAGAAGAACTTGGTGAGATTGTTGAATCTGCTAAAGTTGAAGGTCTTGAAGACTTTACTCCATATAGTGGATTAGATTATCCAGTATGGATGCCCGGAGGAATGGCTGGAAAAGCAATAGACTTTTTCTCAAGAACAGTAATAGGAACAGGAACAGTAGGAGGTGTAGGTGTACATCTACATAAAGATGGTAGTATTACTCCCATATCTCCTGAAGATGCACAAGGATTTGATCATGAAGCTATGAAGGGAGAAAATGTAGAACCTGTACGTAGACGTAGGCGTGGACCCCCACCAGTAGCACCAGCAGCTACCTTACCACCAGAAGATGCTGCTCCTGCAAAAGGAACAATGGCAGAATTATTAGCTAGGCGTGGACCTGCTGCTACCAGAGCAGAAGGTCTTGCCAGTTTAACAAGAGAAGGTAGTCCATTAAGACAAGTATATACTCAAGAACAGATTGAAGACTTTAATCTAGCATAGGATAAGAAATGGCAACAGAAAAAAATCCATATGATCGCATACCAGAAGAAGTATCTAATGTAGTTCCTATGGCTCCAGTAGAGAAAACAGAACTTGATGCTACCTTTGAAGTAGAAGATGATGGTGGAGTTACTGTAGACTTTGCAAGTGAAGACATTACAATGGAACCTTCAAAGGATATAGAAGAATGGTATGGAGACTTATGTGATACACTGGAAGAAGAAGAATTAAGAGAAATCTCTGCTGATGTAATAGAGAACTATCAGGCAGATAAAGACTCAAGAGGTGAATGGGAGTCTATGTTTGAAAGAGGCTTTGATCTACTAGGACTCAAACTTGAGCCGGGGTCAGAACCTTTTGAAGGAGCTTGTACAGCAGTACACCCACTCCTGATTGAGTCAGCAGTTAAGTTTCAGTCAAAGGCTTCTGGAGAACTCTTCCCTAGCAAAGGCCCGGTAAAAGCAAATATACTAGGTAAGATAACTCCTGAGAAAGAGACACAAGCTAATCGTGTTCAGAACTTTATGAACTATCAGTTAACTGAGCAGATGCCTGAATACTTCGATGAATTTGAAAGAATGCTGTTCCATCTTCCCTTGATAGGATCAGCATTTAAAAAGATATACTATAGTTCTACACTTAAACGTCCTGTCTCTGAATTTATTCCTATAGATCAATTCTATGTATCTTATTATGCAACTGATCTAAGGAATGCAGATAGATATACACATGTTATATATAGAAGTCCTGTAGAAATACAGAAAGATGTACTGGCTGGTGTTTATAAAGAAGTAGATCTTCCTACTCCTGATCAAGCCTCTATTACATCTTTTACAGAAAGATTAGATACTATACTTGGTATATCACCTTCGGCAGACAAAGATCCTCAATATGTTTTACTGGAACAACACTGTTATCTGGATATAGAAGACAAAGATCAATCACTCCCCTATATCGTAACAGTAGAACAACAGTCCAGACAAGTACTTAGTATTCGTAGAAATTATGAATCAGATGATCCTACAATGGAAAAAAGAAGTCACTTTGTCCATTACAGGTTTGTACCCGGATTTGGCTTCTACGGATTAGGCTTGATACACTTCCTTGGTAATCTTACTATGAGTGCAACTGCTGCAATGAGATCCCTAATAGATGCAGGTCAGTTTGCTAATTTACCGGGAGGTTTCAAGGCTAAGGGACTTAGGATAGTTGGTGACAACGAACCTATTTCCCCCGGTGAGTTCAAGGAGGTTGAAGCAACTGGAGTAGATCTGGCAAAGGCTATTATTCCTCTCCCCTATAAAGAGCCTTCCTCTACTCTATTCCAGATGTTACAATTCGTAGCTACTGCTGGTCAGAAGTTTGCGGATAGCACAGAGCAGGTTATCTCTGATGCTGCCTCCTATGGACCCGTTGGAACAACTATGGCTCTACTAGAAGCCAGTAGTAAGTTCTTTACCGCCATACATAAGCGTCTTCATAAGTCACAACGAGATGAATTTAGAATACTGGCTAAGATAGATTATGATTATCTTCCAGCAGAATATCCTTATGATGTTCCTTTTGAAGACCGTAGTATATTTAAAAATGATTTCGATGGAAGAGTAGACATAGTTCCTGTCTCTGATCCCAATATCCCATCTAATGCTCACCGCATGATGATGGCTAATATGGCTCTTCAGATGGCACAACAGTCTCCTCCCGGCATGTTTAATATGGAGGCATTGAATAGAACAATACTTAATGCAGCCAACATGCCTAACCTTGAAGAAATACTCCCTCCCAAGATAGAACCTAAACCTATGGACCCTGTGTCGGATATTATAGCTGCTACGAAGGGAATACCTATAGCAGCTTTTCCGGGGCAAAACCATGATGCTCATATTCAGGTTAAGATGGCCTACCTTCAAGATCCTAAGAATGGAGCTAATCCTATTATGCAGAGAATACAGCCTATACTTCAGGCTAATATTCAGGAACATTCTGTAATGAAATATCAGGAACAGGTTAATGGAGTAACTGAACAACTTATGGCACAAGTTCCACCAGAACAAGCACAAAATCCAAATACAATAGAAATGATAATGGCTCAAGCTGCTCAACAGGTTATGAATGCTAATCAGGCTATGGGTCAGGCACAATCACCAGAACAGCAACTAGTAGCTCTGGAACAAGCTAAAGTAGAATTACAGAAACAGAAGCTTCAATCAGA